GGAGCCCGAGGAAGTAGTCGCGTGGACGACGGCGAAATTGAACGCAATTTCTTAAACCAACCGAAAGGGAAAACAAAATGACGAAAGAAGAAGTAGTGAAAGAACAAATGCGCAAGCTCGACCACTCACACACGAGTGTAGAGAAAGCACTCGGCGATGCGTTCGATGCGGGAGCCGGGCGCAGTGGCGACGACGTGCAACCTGAAGCCGAAAAAGAAGAATCGCCAAAGAGCAGCAAGCGAAAACCAAAAAGTCAGGACTAAATGAGCGCAGCAGTGGAGTTAAACGAAATTGCTATAGGCCCACAAGCGGGACCGCAGACGGCGTTCATCGGCTGCCAAGCCGACATCGCTTTCTATGGCGGTGCCGCGGGCGGCGGCAAATCGTTTGGTCTACTGCTCGACCCTTTACGCCATCATGAAAATTCAGAATTCGGCGGCGTCGTCTTTCGTAAGACGTCCGTACAAGTACGGAACGAAGGAGGCTTGTGGGATGAATCCGCAAAACTCTATCCGCTCTTCGGCGCGAAGCCGCGCGAATCTGTTTTGTCTTGGCGATTCCCGAACGGCATGTCGATGTCGTTCGGCAATCTCGAATACGAAAAAGATGTTCTAAATTATCAAGGTGCGCAGATTCCGTGGATAGGGTTCGATGAGCTCACCCACTTTAGCGAGTCGCAATTTTTCTACATGCTCTCGCGGAACCGTTCGACCTCAGGAGTGAAGCCGCGCATCCGTGCGACGATGAACCCGGACCCCGATTCTTGGGTCCGTCGCTTTATCGATTGGTGGATTGGGCCGGATGGATACCCGATCAAAGAGCGCGCCGGAAAAACTCGATGGTTCATTCGAGTGAACGATAAAATTATTTGGGCCGATAGTAAGAAAGCGCTGCACGCGCAGTACGGCAACGGTCCTGAAATTCAACCGAAGTCAGTTTGCTTTATTCCGGCGAAGCTCGAAGACAATAAAATCCTAATGAAGAAAGACCCGGCTTACCTCGGGAATCTGCTCGCGCTAAATCGCGTCGACCGGCTTCGCCTTAAGGAAGGCAATTGGAACGTTAGAGCTCAAGCCGGGATGCTTTTCCGGCGTGAATGGTTTACTGTTGTCGACGCCGTTCCGAGTGGGTGGCTTCAAGCCGTTCGCATGTGGGATAGAGCAGCCACCAAGCCGAGCGAAACGAATAAAGACCCGGATTGGACACGCGGACTTAAAATGTATAAATACGCCGACGGTCGATTCTGCGTGGTCGATCTAGTTTCGACGCGCGATACGCCGGGCCAAGTCCGTAAACTTATTCAGACCGTTGCCTTGAACGACACGACTCAAGTAAAAGTGATTTCGCAGCAAGACCCCGGAAGTGCTGGAGTTTTAGAGGCGCAGGACTTTGTAAGTTCCTTGCAGGGGTACTACGTGAGCACGTTCACTACATCAAAAGATAAAGTCACCCGAGCCAAACCAGTTTCGTCGCAGTGCGAGCACGGAAACGTTATGGTCTTGCGCGCGGGTTGGAACGAGGACTTTTTTAGCGAACTCGAAAATTTCAGTGACGACGATAAAGAGTATGCGCACGATGACATCGTAGACGTTTTCTCCGGAGCTTTTAACGAATTGGCGGGCGGGCTTTCACTCGCCGACGTCCTATAGGGAGCAACATGGGCAAAAAGCATCGCAACAAACCGCAAATAAAAAACGTAGTTCCTAAAACTACGGTTCAAATGGAAGCGACCGAACGGGTGATTGTGCCCAATCCGAGCGACGTGATTCGGAATGCAGAATTAAAAGTCTCGAATGGTTTAGCCGATGCGTGCGGCTTTGGGAACGGGCCGGGAATCGGCGGCGGGATAAATCCTTGGGGCTTCGGCGGCGCGACCGGCCTCGGAGTTCCGACTATCTCAGACACATCGACGGCGTTTGAAAACCTACGCTGGTATTTAGTTTCTAATTTTCGCCAATTGCTCTCGGAGCTGTATGTAGAAATTGGTCTCGTGCAAACCGTGGTTAACGTGCCCGTCGACGACGCCCTTCGCGGCGGCATAATGTTTAAATCTAAGCAGCTCGACGAAGACCAAATCAAAGAGCTACAAATCACGATGGACCGTGACGACGATTTAGGAACGGCGGGCCACGCCGCGAGATGGACGCGCCTCTATGGTGGAGGTGGGATTTTAATCCTAGTTGGCGACCAAGACCCCGAAGAGCCGTTAAACCTCGACGCCATCGGTCCCGATACCGATGTGAAGTTTCGCGCGGTCGATATGTGGGAGCTTTACTGGGATAAGCAAAACGTTGAAGGGTACGACGCCGAAATTCAAAGCGAAGAATACGAATACTTTAACTACTACTCCGAGTTGGTTCACAAGAGCCGAGTTCTAAAACTCAAAGGTATCGAGGCACCAAGTTTCATCCGTCCGCGCCTTCGCGGTTGGGGAGTGAGTTGCGTCGAGTCGCTCATTCGTTCGATGAACCAATATTTAAAAGCAACAGACCTCGGCTTCGAGGTACTCGACGAATTTAAGCTCGACGTTTACAAGATCAAAAACCTCGTTAATACATTAATGTCCCCGACGGGAACGCAAGCGATTCAGCAGCGCATTCAGCTCGCGAACTGGCAGAAGAATTATCAGAACGCCGTCGTCATGGACGCTGAAGATGACTTCGACCACAAGCAACTTTCGTTTGCGGGCCTAGCGGATGCGATGGCAGGTATTCGGATGCAAGTCGCAGCCGACATGCGTATGCCGGGCCTAAAGCTCTTCGGACAAAGTTTCTCGACCGGCGGTCTTGGCACGAGTTCGCAAGAAGAGATGGAGAACTACAATTCGATGGTCGAATCGGAAGTGCGCGGTAAATTAAAATACCATACGCTTAAGATGGCCGAAATAAAATGCCAGAAACTTTTCGGCTTTATACCTGACGACCTCGAAGGTGAATGGAAGCCGCTCCGCGAATTGACCGCGAAAGAGCAGGAAGAAGTAAAGACCCAGAAATTCACACGTCTCTCGGGCGCGAAGGCCGCGGGCGAACTCACGACAAAAGAATTTCGCGATGCTGCCAATAAGGGCGGCTTGTTCGACGTGCATCTGGATACGACCGGCGACAACCTCCAAGAAGACGACCAACTCGAGGACGTACTCTCGGGCGATGCGGCGAACGAAGACCCGGACGACAATGATAACGACGGAAAGCCCGGAGCCGATGAATCGGAAAGCGAAAAGGTCGCGCCGAAGCTCAGAGTTGCGAATCGAAATTCGTGGCTTACGAAAATCGAGCCGTGGCGCTCCTTCGAGAAAGTGCTCGGACGTTTGGTGAACAGTGCCGATTTTGATAGAGCGAGTTACGAAGCCGACGGCGGTGATAGCTGGATAGCGGAAGGTCGTCGCGAAATATTCTCGCGCGACTTCGCCGTAAACCAAAGCCTCTATGACAAATGCACCGCAGAGGCAGAGAACCTCCACTTAGATTGGAAATTCGTAGTTTGGCTTTATCGGAAACAAGGAGGAAAGTTCGCATGAATCAACCCATTAATTGGTCGCCCGGCGTGACGCTCGAAGGAATCGAAAAACAAGTTATTCTTTACGCGTTTCGTTTTTATCGAGGCAACAAAACGCAGACATCAATCTCACTCGGCATTTCGATTCGTACTCTAGAAAACAAATTGGAGAAATATGAGCAAGACGGAAAAATCCAAGCCGCAACTGAAGAGCGTGAAACCCAACAACGAGACGACCAGCTCAAGCGAGCCCGAGGTATTGTCGGGCAACCCCAGGTCCCTACCGCTCCCGCCCAAGGGAATGAGATGGGGACCAGCGCCGGGCCACACGCACAATCCGCTACTGAGCTTCCCGAGAAATCTGCCGTGCCCTTGCCAGAGCGGGGAAAAGTTCAAGAAGTGTTGCATGCCAAAGCTGCCGGACATCGTCACGAACGCCGAAGCCGCTGAGTGGCGAAAGCAGATGGCGATTCACGGAGACAATTTAGTTTTCGTCACGCACACGAACGAAGCGCATTTGCGAACGCTCCCGGAGTTGCGCGCGTATTTCGCTGCTAAAGACCGCAAGGAAAACAGTGAAGCAAATTGAGCTTAAGCCCATTAAAGAAACGACTGAGGACTATGAGGAAGTCGAGCGAAAAATCAAAGAGCTTTTTCGCGACCAAATCTACCGGCCTCTAATGCGAATTCTTGGTGGGCATAGGCGCGCGTTACTGAATGCGAAGCCGGGCTTGCTCGACGCAATTAAGTATGGACGTATCCAATTTTATCGCGGAACATTTAGTGGACGGTTCAATGCCCTTATCTCGAAAGAGCTAAAGGCCCTAGGCGCGCGCTGGGATAGATCGACAGGGACGTGGAGGCTATCTCAATCGTCACTTAGTCCTGAAATAAAGACCGCTATCCAGGCGAGCGCGGCACACTTTCAACAAAAGCTCGATAAAATCGACCGCAAGCTCACGCAAATTTTACCGGAAGAAATTGCGGGCAACCTCAAAGTCGAACACCTTTTCGACTCCACTTTATGGAAAGTGGAGCGCGATTTTAACGCATCGATACGTGGCATAACTGTAGCGCCACAACTAACGAAAGATCAGCGGAAGCGAATCGCAAAAGAGTGGCAAAACAACATGAACCTTTTCATAAAGGACTGGACTAAAAAAGAGATTGTTGAACTCCGAAAGTCCATGCAAGAGTCGGTATTCGCAGGGAATCGTTACGAATCTGCGGTAAAGACGATTGAAAAATCCTACGGCGTCGCCACCAGTAAGGCCAAATTTTTGGCCCGACAAGAGACTGGGCTCTTGATGGCGAAGTTCAAGGAAGTTAGATATAAAGACGCAGGTGTAAAGAAGTTTATTTGGAAGTGCGTAAGCGGAACGGCAGCCCACCCAGTCCGGCCTACGCACAAAGCATGTGACGGCAAAATATTTTCCTGGGACAATCCTAGAGAACTCGGGAAAAATGGGCTTGTGAATCCGAACGGCGCACACAAACCGGGTGACAATAAAAATCCCGGCGAAGACTATAACTGTCGGTGCTACGCAAAACCGATAGTTGAATTTGGAGGCTAAGATGAAACTACTTCTCGCGTTCATGCTCGCTCTACTCGCTGAATTCTTTGCCACTCCATACGCTTGCGCCGCGGTAAATACAGCCGCCGTTCTCTCATTAAATACTGCAACGACAAACGTCACGACTGCCGCGTTTGTACCGTTGTCGACAGGCATCCCCTTCAGCCCTTCGCAAATCATCGTCACCAATGCGACGACCTCAGTTATCAAAATTTCTTACGGCGCGAGTGGTTCAGAAGTGGACTTTCTCGCGATAGGCGGCTCGGCGACAATTATTGTCGAGCAGCTTTCTAAACATCTCTCGGCGGGCACTCGGCTCGCCGTCGAAGCGGTAAGTGCCACGGCCTCGAGCGGCTTTATCCTAGTGAGCCTTATTCCGTGAATATTGCCAACGTCCTCCGAAACTCAAAAGGACAAATCTTTTACGGAATGCACTTTTATCCAGGTGTGGCTCAGTATGATGACCCTGATGGTTCCTACCGAGTTTTCATCAACGAAGACACCATTCGACAAATGAATCCGAGTTTCGCGGGCCGTCCGGTTTTCGTCGAACACGTCGACGAAGTCGACGACGACGTGAACACGCTCCGCAACGAGGCCGACGGATGGGTGATCGAATCTTTTTTCAATGCCGCCGACGGCAAGACATGGGCAAAATTTATTATTGTTAGTGACCGCGGTCTCGCAGCCGTAAAGAAAGGTTATCGCCTTTCAAACGCCTACATCCCGAATTTGGCCGAAACCAAAGCAACGTGGAACGGCGTCGACTACCAGCGAGTGGTCACGGGAGGCGAGTTTGAGCATTTAGCCGTCGTACAGAACCCACGCTATGAAGAGTCGGTTATTATGACGCCCGACGAATTCAAGGCGTACAACGAGAATTTGAAAACTGAGCTGATTCGGCTCGCCAATTCAAAAGAGAAAAAGGAGAAAACCAAAATGGGAATGAAGTTAAACATTTTCAAGCGACAAAAAGTCGAAAACAGCAAAGAAGTTGATTTCGATGGTTTGATCGTCGAACTTCCGAAAAGCAAAAAGGAAGTGTCCCTAGTTAAAGTCGTCGAAGAGTACGACAAAATAATGAACATGAACGGGTACGCTAACGGCGACCACATGGTGAAACTGCACGACGACAGCGAGATGTCTGTCAATGACCTCGTGAAAGCTCACGCGGCCAAGTGCAATGAATATGATGAAATGATGAACGCCGCGGGCGAAGATGGCGGCGAGCCCGGAAAAGGCAAAGACGACATCAATCCCGGCGACGTGAAGGAAAACGACGTGTTGTCTGAGGACGACATGGGCGAGCATTCCGACGACGGCGACCCGTCACTCGACAACGACGAAGACACCAAAGGCGAAGGCAAGCGCGACGACAATGGTGACAAGTCCCTCGACAACGAGGAAGAAGACGACAAAGACAAGAAAAAGAAAAGCGTGACGAACGCTGCGAAAGTCGCTGCGGCAAAGAAAATTGCTGAAGCAAAGGTCAAGGCCGCTCGCCTGAAAAATGCGGCCGCACTCAATGCGCGTGACGAAATGGAAACTGCCCGACTGGATTTGGCCGAAGACCAAATCGCTCGCGGTAAAGCCCGTTACGGCTCTGGCAATTAACTTTAAAAGGAAAGGAAAAATCCAATGACTATTACCGCAGGCTCACTAAGCCAAATTTCCACCGCCGCAACACAAGTTTCCGTGTCGGCATCCGCAGCAACGGGCGGCGTCGCTCCCGTAACCTACCAGTGGTACCGTTCCACGACTTCAGGCTTCACGCCCGGCGCGGGTAACTCCGTTTCAGGTGCGACCGCTTTGACGTTGAACGATTCGGGTCTTATCCCGAACACTAAGTACTACTACGAGTTGGTTGCGACCGATTCCACCGCGTCGACCGCGAGTACTTCGCAAATTGCCATCGTCACGACAGCGCCGGTTCTCTCGCAGAACGCTTTCGCACAAGCACCTTTCGTTGGAGTGGTCGATTTGACCATTGGTTCGACAAACATCAT